AGGACATAAATGAGTAGTGTAGTAGATATATGTAATTCAGCATTAAATATGCTTGGAGCTAATAATATTATTTCTTTGACAGAGGATAGTAAGAACGCAAGATTAATGAATCAGCGTTTTGAATCTGTAAGAGATAGTATTTTTAGATCACATACATGGAATTGTTTAATAAAAAGAGTAGAACTTGCAGCTGATACAACTGCACCTACACATGAGTATGCAAAACAATATACATTACCAGCAGATTGTTTACGGGTTCTTAAAATAGGTGGACACCACAATGCTTCATCTAGTGATCTTGATAGTGGACAAAAATTTAAAATAGAGGGTAGAAAATTATTAACTGACGAAACAACTATTTTTTTAATTTATATTGCTAAAATAACTGATCCAAATGAATACGATACATTACTAGTAGAAACATTATCTGCAAAACTTGCAGCAGAACTTTGTTATGCAATAACAGCTTCAACTTCTTTAGCTAATCAACTAGTTGCTTTGTATGATGAAAAATTAAGAGAGGCCCGTCATGTAGATGCTACTGAGGGTACTCCAGATGATATAGACGCAAGCACATTTCTTAATTCGAGGTTTTAATGGCCAAGGCCACAATATCTTTTACAAACTTCACAGCTGGAGAACTATCACCAAGACTTGATGGTAGAACAGATGTAGGTAAATATTTTAACGGATGTAAAACTTTAGAAAATATGGTTGTTCATCCTCATGGTGCAGCAACAAGACGGCCAGGTACAAAGTTTGTTCATGAAGTAAAAGATAGTTCTGCAAAAACAAGACTTATACCTTTTGAGTTTTCAACTACACAAACATACATTATGGAGTTTGGTAATCAGTATATACGATTTTATAAAGACCAGGGTATTATTACTCTTACTGATAAAACTATAACAGCTATAACAAAAGCAAATCCTGGTGTAGTTACAATTAGTTCACATGGGTATAGTAACGGGGATCATGTAATTATTTCTTCTGTTGGTGGAATGACAGAAGTAAACGGCAAAACTTTTAAAGTAAACAATGTTACAACTAATACTTTTGAGTTACAAAATGTTGATGGTGTAAATGTAGATACTTCTTCATTTACAACTTATACTTCTGGTGGTGTTGCAAATAAAATTTATGAAATTGCAAGTCCATATCCTACTGCTGACTTGCCAACTATAAAATTTGCTCAAAGTGCAGATATTATGTACATTGTTCATCCAAGTCATGCGATTAGAAAATTATCTAGAACAGGCCATACATCCTGGACACTAGCTAGTGTTACAATAACTGGAAGTCCTAGTCCTAACTTAAATACTGGTACTGGTAAGTTTCCTAGCAGTGTAACTTTTTTTGAACAACGATTAGTTTTTGCTGGAACAAATGATAATCCACAAACATTATTTTTTAGTAAAAGTGCTGAGTTAGAAAATTTTACAACTGGATCTAATGCAAGTGATGCTATGGTTTACTCTATTGCAAGTAATAAAGTAAATGCTATTCGATATTTATCTGCTCAAAGATCTTTACTTGTTGGTACTGTAGGTGGTGAGTTTGTTGTAAGTGCTTCTGGTACTACTTCACCTATAACACCAACAAATATACAAATACAAAGACAATCAAGTTATGGTGCAGCAAATGTTGATGCCGTACAAATTGAAAATGTTACAATGTTTTTGCAACGAGCAAAAAGAAAAATAAGAGAACTAACATATAATTTAAATATAGATCAATACCAAGCAACTGATTTAACTTTGTTAGCAGAACATATTACTGAGGGCGGTATAGATGAAATGGCTTACCAACAAGAACCAGATAGTATTTTATGGTGTGTAAGAGGTGATGGTACATTACTTGGTTTTACTTATGCTAGAGCTGAGTCTGTTACAGGATGGCATAGACATATCATGGGTGGTGTTTTTGGTAATGGTAATGCTGTTGTTGAAAGTGTTGCTTCTGTGCCAACAGATCTTAATGAAGATGAATTTTTTGTTATAACAAAAAGAACTATAAACGGATCAACAAGAAGATATGTCGAACACTTAACTTTGTTTGATTATGGTACAGATCAAAAAGATGGATTTTTTGTTGATAGTGGTCTTACATATAGTGGTAGTTCTGCAACTGTCATATCTGGCCTAGATCATTTAGAGGGTCAGTCTGTATCAATATTAGCTGATGGATCAACACATCCTAATAAAACAGTATCTAATGGATCTATAACTTTAGAAAGAGCATCTACAAAAGTACATATAGGTCTTGGATATACATCATTATTACAAACTATGAGAGTTGAGTCCAGAGGTGATGGTGGTACATCACAATCAAAAGATAAAAGAATACACGAAGTTACTTTACGATTACATGAAACTGTTGGTGTAGAAGTAGGACCAAATATAAATAATATGGAAAGAATACCTTTTCGTTCTAGTGCTGCTGATATGGACAGTCCTGTACCATTATTTACAGGTGATAAACAAATAGAATTTTCTGATGATTTTAATACAGATGGTTTTGTTGTTGTAAGACAAACACAGCCCTTACCATTATCATTACTATCTGCGTATCCAAGAATAACTATCAACGAGGGTTAATGGAGCTTATACAATTTAGATCTGCTCATGCACAAAGTATGGCAAACTCTATAATGAATGATAAGCATACACAGATTGATAAAAATTATTTAGAATTTTTAAATAATTTAGAAGTCCAGGATATGTCTTTTACAGCTGTAAAAGATGACAAACTTATTTGTAGTGGAGGTATTATTCCTATTTGGGATAATGTTTACGAGGGATGGGTAATGGCATCACAAGATGTATGGAAAAATAAAATAAGTGCTGCAAGAATAATTAAACGTGGCATGGAAGTATTGATTGATAATTATAAAGTAGTGCGATTGCAAACTGCTGTAAAAAAAGATTTTGTTCTAGGAAAAAAATTTGCTGAATGGCTTGGTATGAAAGAAGAAGGAATTATGAAAAAATATCAAAACAATGAAGATTATATTAGATTTGCGAGGGTAGAGTAATGGCTCCAACTTTAATTGCAGCTGGTATCAGTGCTACTGGTAGTTTACTTGCTGGTCAATCAGCTATGGCTGCTGGTAAATTTACACAAAGTGTTGCTAATAAAAATGCAGATTTATTAGATGGTAAATCTGATACAGCATTACAAATTGGTGAAAACAATATTAAGATTGCAACAAAACAATTTGAAAAAGCAGAAGCTGCTACAGATGTTTCTTTGGTTGCCGCTGGTGTAAAACTTACTGAGGGTACACCAATAAAATTAATGGAAAATAATTTATCTGAATTTGAATTGCAAAAACTTAACATAGAGTATGACGCAAATGTGGCAAGTTATGATTTTTTACAACAAGCATACAATGAAAGATTGCGTGGTGAAATGGCCATGTATTCTGCAAGACAACAAAGAGCTTCATCTATTATAAATGCAGCGGGTACAATGGTTGGTGCATATGCAACAAATAATATTTTAAAAACACAAGCTGCAAATCAAGCCGCAATATTAAAAACACAAAAAGCAAATGCTGCTCTCTTAGCTAATAATTATAATGAGAATCAAATGAGTATTATTGATAAAATTAATAATATGAACAAACAAATAATTAAAATGCAAAACGACAATAATCTTGCTTATGCAAATAAATATCCAGGAAATTAAATATGGTAAAAATTCCAACATTTGAAAATAAAACTACCTCAACAAGAATAAGTAGATCTCTTGTTCAAGCTCCTAACATTGCAAAAGCAGCTACACTTGTTGGCCAGTCTGTAGAAAAATTAGGAAATACTTTAACTAAAGTAGCTGTTAATGATCAAAAAACAAAAAATAAATTTGAACTAGATAAAGCAAAAGCACAAACACAATTTGATATAGCAAATTTCAAACAAGAAAAAGCATTTGAATTACAACAATACAAAACTGATGAAAATTTTAAAACTACAGTTTTTGAAATAGAAGAAGATTTAAAAAATAAATTTGACATAGCTGCATTAAGACTAAAACAAAAAAATGAAGTTTTAACAGCTGTTGATGATTTAAGTACATTTTCTAATGATACACTAGCAAACTTACTTACATCAACTGATTTAGCAGATAGAGATAATTTTACG